GGACCCCTTGGAGGCCTGTATGCGTGTGAGAGATTCATCGCTTGACACATCAGCCATTTCGACTGACATAACATACGATGAAGATCGTGTGGAACGTGATTCTTCGGGTCACATTGTAAGTCATAGTAACACTTACGGTATCAATATTGGCCATTTTGCCAGTACTGTTATGACCGAAGGTGGAGCTCTTATGGTTGATTCCTTGTCCACAGGTAAGAAGCGTAGTGAACATCCCTGCCTTCAGACTGTGACATCGAAGCGACTTCGTGAGGGTGGAACTGTATTGCAAGTTTTTGAGCAATACAACCCTGGTAGTGGTAACACTACAACGTACACAAGTACTGTCTATGTCCAACCACATGAAAATGTGGGTAGTTGGCCGACAGGAATTGAGTCGTTATACGACGTCGATTTTCTCTCGCACAGCGGCTACTTCGAGGGCTGCCTTGATCACACCGATAGGTGTCGTCAGGCAATCCAAGAACGCGCCGCGGTAGGAGTATTCCTTGCTGAGCTTAGCGAGCTAAAGGGTCTTGTCAAGACCGTGAAGAACGCTATGCAAGACGCTGCTAGGAGAAATCCTAAGCGTTTCGCGGATCCTCTGCTTGCCTGGGAGTTTGGCGTTAAGCCATTCATCTCTGACATTCAGAACATTCACTCAGCGTTACTTGGTTATCACCAGGTTATCGCTCGATTGAAGGCACAGGGCCAACAACCGACTCGTATTCGTACGAATCGGAAATTGGAACTGTTGGGGTTCACGGAGTTTACTCACACCCCCCCGGGGATTGCGTCGGCTGCATCTAGATCTGTCTATTCGACGGATATCGATGCTCCGGTGGCACATGCTTGGTGGGTTTCTGATGTTATTTTCGACCTTAGGGCCGTTAGTAACATGAAACTCACCCTGTATGCTGCTACACGAACATTTGGGTTCTCGAATCCAGCGAAAGTCGCCTGGAATCTTGTTCCCTTTTCGTTCGTTATTGACTGGTTGATACCAGTCAGTAAGCTGCTCAACGCACTCGATCTTGCTCAGGGAATAATCCCTAGTAAGGTTGTCCGGACGACGACACACGTTAAAGCGTATCGTCGTATCTCCCAGTTTCACTCTATCTTTCGATCGCCATCTTCGACGATTGTCATCTTAGATGACTTCCCGAATGGAACGAAAGAGGAGTTTATTTATAGGAGATGGCTAGGTATTCCTAGGGGGTCTTTCCGTTTGGAGGACCTAACGCCTAGGGAGCTGTGGCTCTCTTTCTTGCTTACTGCGCAGCGGTTTACTAAGGCGTTGATCCCATTCTTCAAGAGATTGAAGAAGAAGGATCGGTTAAAACGCCTAAAGCCGCGGCGCGTGCGCAAGGTACGTACCAAGTAGGATGAATTAGCCCGTGTGAAACGGACACTTTCTGTCCCGATTACTATGGTAAATACATTCTATGTTTTATGGTATCACGTAACACATCTCAAAGAAGGACGATCCCATGCTACCGGATACACTCACCGCTGGCTCGAATACCTACACTCGTGTAGAGGCAGGCTCGAGCGCAACGGAAACCGCATATGAAAACACTGTCTTGTACGGAGTTGGTTTTCCCGTACAAATCTCCGTGAAACACACGAAGAAGACAGGGTCCCGTCGTTCCCTGATGTCGTTTGCGACTCCGATTTTACTCGGTGGTTCGCCTACGTCGGATCGGCTTGTGTTGAATTTCACACTAGCCTATCCTATTAAATCAGGATACGAGCTCGGGGATGCACAGTCGTTGGCATTAACTGATCTTTTAAAGATCATTGCTGCGTCTGGCACCGGAGCCTCAACCAACTGTAACTTGTGGGCGAACGGGTCGTACTGACCCGATCTCCCTAAGCCTGGTAGGTTGTGGGGTTAACTTTTGTGGTTTATTGTATCTCGTGTACGGTGGCATGGCTTGGAGGGTTTGCTATGAAGCTTTCCCTGAAAAGCCAGGTTCGCTTTGCGAGGTCGATCTTTGAGGCGTTGTTCTCTGACATCGCTTCAGGCCGCCCAAATTGTGTAGTATCATCACTTCAGCGTGATTTCCAGACTCTAGCCTCACGGCTTGATTCTGAAGGTCTTGCTTTCGTGACTGTAACCCTCCCTTGCCTTTCTAAAGCGGTCATAGCATCCTTCCGAACAGGAAGTTTGCAGTGTCCGTCCTCCTTCCGGAGGAAGAAAGGGACATCTCTCCCGAGTTTTTTATCGGGTTTGATGGAGGAGATCTACACGTTGGATGGTAACCTTCTCCCACAGCCTTCAGTTGCTTCCATTACGGAGGTACTGCAGGTTTGCGGGTTAGGGTATAAACTCAATGTCCCATTCCGGGACAGTCAAAATCAAAAGGTGGTTGATGACTTCCTTCAGACTGAGAGTGATCTCTCAGACTTAGAAGCCAGCTTTCTGCCAGATTTTCTGACAATTGAGTATGCCTGTTCCGTCATCGAAGACATCTTTAGTGGGTTTGACCCCAGCTTAGGTGTTCCAAGGCACGGTCCAGGTACTGTAGCGACAGGTGAGCGTGGTCATAAGAAGTGGAACTTTAAGAGAAAATTCCTTAAGGTTCACCGGGTGTTCCCATACTACGAGTATTTTGTAGTCAATAGGAGTCACCTCTTCGACCAGCTGAAATGGTATAAGGCGTTAACGCCTGAGGCGAGCGGGACTGCAAAAGTCTCTCTTGTTCCAAAAGACTCTCGAGGGCCGCGTCTCATTAGCGCGGAACCACTTGAATACCAGTTTATTCAGCAAAGTGTCTGGCAAGGGATAGGAATATACCTTGAGACACATCCGCTTACAAGGCGACGTATTAACTTCAAAGACCAGTCCGTCAACCAAGACCTAGCTTTGCTAGGTTCTCGTGATGGATCATGGGCAACCCTCGACATGAAGGAAGCCTCTGATAGAGTGTCGTGTCTATTAGTTGCATTGCTTTTTAGACGGGTCCCTAAAGTTAGGGATGCGCTATTTGCCGTTCGCTCTGATAGTACATTACTCCCAAAT